TTGCTTTCAATGGCAACTTCTATGATAGTACAAAGTTTGATGTTGCTGATTCCGCAGGTAATATATACAATAGACTAGTAATTATGGATGCTCGATGCATTCATTCCGCAGGACCATATTTCGGTTCAACACCAGAAGATGGTCGCTTGATACATTTATTCTTCTTTGACACATTATGAAATTTAGTATTATCACACCTGAACATGATCCCGGAAACATTCCTTTCTTAATGGAACTTTATGAGTCACTAAGGAATCAAACTTATAAAAACTGGGAGTGGATTCTTTACATCAATAATAAATTCACATATCAACATGTACCACAACCAATCGCAGCTGATTCAAGAGTCAAAGTATGTCAATCAGAAGATGACAACAAAAATGTTGGCGCATTAAAAAATAGAGCCTTCAATCTTGGTTCAGGTGATGTTTTAGTTGAAGCAGATCACGATGATATCTTAACCCCTGATTGTTTGGAAGAACTATACAAAGCTTATCAAGATCCAGAAGTTGGTTTTGTCTACAGTGATAATGCTGTACTACAAACAAATAGTGAATTTATTCCGTACGATAAAAGTTATGGTTGGACTTACAGAACCTATAACTACAAAGGAAAAGAACTAATTGCAATGAACAGTTTTGAACCTAGTAGTCATTCTTTAGGTTATATTTGGTACGCACCAGATCATGTTCGTTCATGGAGAAAAGAAGTTTATAAACAGGCCGGTGGCCATAATCCAGATTTACCTATTTGCGATGACCATGAGTTGTGCATTAAAACTTATCTCATCACCAAGATGAAAAGAGTACCAAAAGTTCTTTATATCTATAGAATTACAGGCGATAATACTTGGCTTGCAAGAAATGAAGCCATTCAAATCAAAACAAAAGAACTTTTCAACCAACATGTGAGAGCTTTGGCTGAAAAAGATGCAAGAGACCAAAATTTATTTTGTGTGGACATTGGTGGCGGATTAAACGCAGTACCAAATTACATGACAATTGATCTTCGTGAAGAAGCGGACATCCAATTCGATTTGAATAATGGCATTCCTTTGCCTGACCATTCTGTTGGTGTACTTAATGCAAGCCATATTTTGGAACACCTTCATGATAAAACGAAAATCATGGCAGAAATTCATCGTGTTCTTGCACCAGGCGGTTGGGCATTCATAGAAGTTCCAAGTACCGATGGCCGTGGTGCATTTCAAGATCCTACACATGTAAGTTATTGGAATGAAAATAGTTTTCTATATTATACCAATTCATATTTGGCCAATTTTATTGACAATACTTCTATCAGATTTCAAGAATATCGTAGAGAAACTTGGTTTCCAAACGATTGGTTGAAAAGTTTGAATGTTTGTGTCACTACCGCATGGTTAGTTGCTGTTAAGGAAGGAATGCCTCGGTTGCCAGGTCCGTTGAACATATAAATACCGTAATAAAACTATGGGTAGATTAAATGTCAGCTATCACCTCAAGAACCGATTTCAAAAACTATTGTCTACGCAGACTTGGTTTCCCTGTAATTGATATTAACGTCGATGACGATCAAGTAGAAGATCGAATCGATGATGCGTTGCAATACTGGCAAGATTACCATTTTGATGGTATGCAGAAGGTTTATTATATTCATGCATTGACGCAAACCGATCTGAATAACAAATACTTGGACATGTCCAGTATTCGTGACTCATCAAACAACACAACAGAAGTTCTTGGTGTCACAAGAATTTTCCCAATTCAAGATTCTTCTGCCACAATCAACATGTTTGATTTGAGATACCAGTTGCGTTTGAATGAATTATACGACTTTACGGCAGCGTCCTACATCAATTACACACTGACACAACAACATCTGCGTTCTTTGGAAATCATGTTCACTGGTGAAATTCCAATTCGTTTCCAAAGACACATGCAAAGACTGTTCGTTGATTGGGCCTGGGGTTCTTCACAAGCACCAGTCGGTACAATTGCCGTACTGGAGTGTTATACCACATTAAACCCAGATTACTACGCAAGAGTTTGGAATGATCGTTGGCTTAAAGAATATGCCACTGAGTTAATTCGTAAACAATGGGGTTCCAATCTCAAAAAGTTCGGAGGAATTCAATTACCAGGTGGTGTTGTTTTAAATGGCGATAAGATTTATGCGGATGCTGAAGAAGAAATTAGACGCCTAGAACAAGATATGGAAAACAACTATGGTGGTGTACTAGAATTCTATCTGAACTAATATGGCAACCTCAGTATATTTTAATAATTATAACTCTACCGCAGAACAAAGAGTTGTTGAGGATCTGATTGTTGAATCAATCAAGATCATGGGTTTTGATGCCTATTATATTCCTATTTTTAATCCAGAAGATAGAGATATTCTTTATGGTGAAGATCCAGTTAAGAAATTCAAAGCAGCATTTCCAATTGAATTCTATCTATCATCTTCACTAGAATATACTGGCGAGAAAGAATTTTTCTCTAAATTTGGTTTAGAAATTAGAAATGGCGCAAATGTAATTCTTTCGAAACGTTCATTCTCACAGAGAGTGCCACAAAACACCTTCACTAGACCAAGAGAAGGTGATTTGATTTATGTGCCTTTCTTATATGGCACCGGTGAATTATTTGAAATAAAATTCGTGGATCACACCAAAGACTTCTTTACATTAGGACGCAGAATTCCATATTTCTACGAACTTCAATTGGAGAAATTCAAGTATTCGCAAGAAGTTATCGATACTGGAATTCCAGCCATCGATGATGCAGTTACACAATCAGGTTATACAATTGATTTCACAGTCAGTACAGCTCAAAATGCAAACAATTATACAACGAAAGAAATTGTATATCAATCACCAGACTTCACAAAAAATAATGCTACTGCTCTTGCAATCGTTCAAGATTGGGACGCAAGTTCAAATACATTAAGTGTGACAAATATCACTGGTGAATTTACAAACAATGTGTTTATTATTGGCGAATCAAGCAATGCTCGTTATAGATTGTCAACATACGATGAACTAAAAGACAGTACAAGAAACGAAACTTATGACAATAGATATATCGAAGATCAAGCTAATGTCATAATTGACACAACCGAAACTAATGCGTTTGGAAAAATTTAATGGCAGCAATACAATATAACAGAGTCATTAGAAAACTAGTTGTCGCATTCGGTGACTTATTCAACAATATCAAAATTGCAAAATTTAATCCCGATTTAACCGAATCGGAAAGAATACTCATTCCCATTGCATACGCAACAAAAGAACGTTATGTAATGAGACTTGAAGATGATTTCAATTTAGATAAAAAAGTTCAAGTTGCACTACCAAGATTTTCATATGAAATGACTGGCATGGAATATGATGTTAGTAGGAAACTAAACACGAACATTAAGAACTACGCACAAACAAACACAGGCATAATTGGACAATATAATCCTGTGCCATATGATTTTGATTTTAATTTGTACTTATATGTAAGAAACATCGAAGATGCTTCACAGGTCATCGAACATATTCTACCATTTTTTACTCCAGACTACACACTTAAATTGGATTTGATTGCCGACATGGGTATCATCAAAGAAGTTCCAATTATATTTAAATCGGCAGACCATGAAATAATTTATGAAGGTGATCGTGAGCAAGAAACCAGAATGATCATTTGGACATTCAGATTCACCGTCAAAGGATTTATTTTCGGTAAAACTTCTACAACAAATGTCATTCGCACATCAATTACAAATATACTGAATGGCATTGGAGAACAAGATGTTGTTCAGTTTAATATGGTTGCTCCTGGAGTTGGAAACTACAGAATAGGAGAAACCGTATATCAAGGTTATTCTTTATCAACAGCTGTAGCCACAGCGACTGTGGTTGATTGGGCCAATAATATATTGAAACTCACTGATGTTTTAGGTAACTTTACATCCAGCCAACCAATTGTTGGAGCAAGTACAAACGCAAGTTATGTATATTCATCATACAATGTTGCTTCAGTGCAACCAAGAAAATTGGTTGAAATCGAAATTACACCAAATCCATCAAACGCGAACGCAAGCAATTTACATACTTACACTACACAAATAACAGAGTATTAATATGAGTGATTTTGACAAAAATATGGAAAAAATATTTGATGTAACACCAGTTGAACAGGTTCAACCTGCAAAACCTTTGGCAACAATCAAAAAAATTAATGATGATTTAGAATTGAAAGAAGATTTGAAAGATGCTTACGAACAATCGAAAAGCAATCTTCAAGATTTGATTGACGAAGGTAAAGATGCAATGTATGAATTGCGTCAGATTGCCAGTGCAGGTCAACATCCAAGAGCATTTGAGGTCTATGCAACTATGCTTAAAAACATGGTAGATGCAAATAAAGAACTACTGAACATTCAAAAACAAATGCGTGACATGGATGGAAAGAAAAAAGATGGTGATACAAGAATCGATAAAGCCATCTTTGTTGGTTCTACGGCCGAACTGAACAAACTAATTAAGGGCAAGTCTGAATGATTGATGATGATGACATTGAGGACTTTGAGATAGGTTCAAAAGATACCTATCGTGACAATCCTTTGCTGAAAAAAGCTGGCGTTAAGATTGAATATACTCAGGAACAAGTCGATGAATATATCAAATGTGCAAAAGATCCTGTTTATTTTGCCGAAAACTACATCAAGATCGTTAACGTAGACCAAGGTCTAATGAAGTTCAAGATGTGGGACTTCCAGAAAGAAATGATTAAGATTTACCATGAAAATCGTTTCTCAATTACAAAATGTCCTCGTCAGGTTGGTAAAACCACAACATCAGTAGCATATCTTCTTTGGTTATCTTTGTTCACCGATACACAGAATATTGCCGTATTGGCAAACAAAGGTTCTTTGGCCAGAGACATTCTTGCAAAATATCAACTTGCATATGAAAATCTACCAACATTCTTACAACAGGGTGTTATGGTATGGAATAAAGGTAATGTAGAACTTGAGAATGGTTCCAAGATTATTGCCGCTTCAACCTCATCATCAGCAATTCGAGGTGGTTCTTTCAATTGCGTATTCTTGGACGAATTTGCTTTCGTACCAAACAATATTGCAGAAGAATTCTTTAACTCTGTTTACCCTGTAATTTCATCAGGTAAAACCTCAAAGATCATTATTGTATCCACACCAAATGGTATGAATCTGTTCTACAAATTGTGGATGGATGCAATCAATAAAAAGAATAACTATAAGACCTTTGAAATTCATTGGTCAATGGTTCCAGGTAGAGATGAGGCCTGGAAAGAAGAAACAATTCGCAACACATCTGAACGACAGTTCAGACAAGAATTTGAAACCGAGTTCTTAGGTTCGTCCAACACACTGGTTTCTGGTTACAAGTTGCAAACCATGGCCTATAG